ACCCGCCTCAGACGTCGCCGCATTGGTGGCCGATGTTTGAGCATTCAAAGCCGCGGCCTGCGCCGCCGAACCCTGCGCCGCCGTCGGCCCGTTGACAAACCCCGTGGCCGTCGGATTCCACATCAAAGTGGTGTCGGCTTGGGGCCTGGGCAGGGTCACGTCCGCATTTGACCGATCGGTTAAGGCCATGTGAACAGAACGGGCTTGATCATCCGCCACCTGCTGTAAAGAGGCCGTCATGTAATCCAATTCGTCGTTAATCACCTTAGAGCGGAATGCTCCCGATTCCTGAAAATCGCTCACCCGTTGGATGGCGACGCGACGCACCAAAGTGACCGTCACCGCCGCCGCCGGTGGAGTGGTAAACGTCACGGTCCCGCCCGTACTAATCCCCGCTCCTGTAACGGTGTACCCACTATTCTGTTTTGTGTTGTTGACATAAACGTGCAGGTCTGTGGTCGCAAAAATAGGGAATAGGTAAATAAATACGGTCTGTGCGCCATCTGCCGTATACTGACGGCGTGGAGAGACATCGCCAATTTTAATATGTGGGGGCATGGAATGTTCCTTACAAAAAAAGACTGCATACGATTAATGTATGCAGTCCTATATTTTTTGGTCTTTGATTGAGAGACGTGTCGCAACCTCACTGCGGAAAAATGAGCTTATCCAAAGTGCTTTGAAACACCCTGGAATTTTTCGCAAGCAAGTTCGATCCGGAACCCGCGGATGCTCCTGTTTGTGACATCGTAGTGAGGCGCGCACGATCTGCTGCCCGTGCATCGGCACTGGTTTGCATCCCGGTTAAGAGAGCGGCAGACGAGCCTTCATTCGGGTTCATTCCCATGGCCGCGAATCTTGCCGTCTGCGTGGCTTTTCGACGTTTAAGGTTTTCCTTCCGAATACGTTCATCGGCAGCCAACTTTGCGGTCCTCTGCACAATGTTCGGCGCAAAAGCCTGCCGCGTAGATTTCTTAGCCGCCTTTGCCTGTACCATAGACAATCCCGTACTGATCAATATAGGAGCAACTCCACCCATAATTTTTCTCCTTAATTTCTAGATTCTCATGCACCGTTTAGGCTGATTTCACTCGCAACGGCCAACAATGTGAACGGTGTCGGCGTGTCTTGTTCAATGCGCCAAAGGGGCTTCACGCTGCCCGGGCGCCATCCGAATGCGCGCACGGTCTTGTCGCCCGTAAACGGGGCTAAAGATTGATCCAAAATACCCCCACCGAAACGCTTGAATGGGACCTCATGGAAACCGTTCCCGACATCCAACCGCAATGTAGAAGCATTTCGGACTCTAAATGTAAATGAAATCGGCCTGTATAAACCGCCAAGCGTTCCCCCATTTAGGGATGCTATAGTCGGCGGCAACGGTTCAATCACATGTGCATATGCTAGGCCGATTTCCACATGCATCGCCGGTTCAATCAAGGTAACAGCCCCCTGGTTAACCGTATGGTCAGCCACCGGAGCGCCATCGGCCACCACCTTAACCCTTTGGCCTTCCAAATGTGAAAGCCCGGACCATGTCTTTTTTGACGTGGTGACTGACCCTTTTAATCCAGAATCAACGTTATAGCCATTGTCGAGAACTTCGACCATGAACACACCGCCTCGGTTAATCAAAACGTAGGCTTCATTGCCAACCATCGCCACCGACAGAAAATTTCCCGACGTCACTTGACGGGACCACGCGATGACCTTTTCACGACGAAATAAAGTTAAAGATGACATAGAGCCATCCTTCATGACGATGTGAAGGTGTCTGCGGCCTTGGTCATAATCTTGATCCATGGGCGTATTCACCATGTGGTGAGCAAGCATTGCCATATCACCCGCTTGATACGCCTGTTCCACATCCGTGAATAGAAATTCACGCAATTCATCACCAATGCGCGAAACAAACAAGGTCGCTCCGTCCACATCACAAGCCCGCACCGTGCGGTCAAGCGGCGAGCCGACACGCGTTTGACGTTTGATTTGAACGATACTAGGCGTCAAAGGATCGCCCGTGACCATCCATTCCGCTCCAGAAGTAAAGACCTGTAAATGTCGTCCGGAGAAAACCACACGTATGGCATTCACCTGATCCGAAAGGATGGCAAATTCTATGGATTCGTCATCAAGGCCGGTGCCCAGATCGAAATTAAAAAGATCCGAAGACTTAGACATCCACAAACGGTTCGGCAAATCACGTGAACCACCAATCACGAGGCGGTCTTGGTGAAAGCAAACAGCCACGGGCCAACCCCGCAGGCTTGAAAATGCCTGCTCTTCCCAATCCTTTGTAGCAATGATGGAGGTTAAAGTCTCTTTCACCACAGCCGTTGCGGAGGTAGAACTCGCCACCGCCGTGATTTCAACCTCTTTATTTTGTACCCGAAACCTTGTGCCCACATGATGAATGCTGTCAAAAACGGCGGCAGAGGCGGTGAGCGTTATGGTGCCGCTCGTCGCGGAAGGCGTCAACGTCACCGCATCATTTGCGAATTTATGGTGGGGCTGAAAAATGACATTGTTTTTATCATAATAAACCCAATCCGATACGGTCCACGTTCCTATGGCGTCGCGGGTGATTTTCTGCGGTGCCACATCGGGATGACAAATCAGCAGCGTGTCCGCACTTTGCACCCAGCTTATGGATTTAAGCTGCGCCAGCGTCCAGGGCGTGGATGCGATGGTGGTGGACTTCACGCCATTTTCAAACACATCGATGGCATGTTCGCGAAAGACCATCAAATAGACTTGTTGGGTGTTAAATTCAAAAGATACCAAACGGCCCGCGCCAAAAACCGTATCCACATATCGCAACCCTGCGCGGCGATAGATTCCACCGGTCGGCAGGACAAATATATTGCTCAGTTTTCCAGCCCCATTGTCATAGGCCGTAAGATCCCCGCGTCCAGCAAGTTCGGTGGAGACCTCCCCCGCCGTAAAGCTGGTTTTAAAAATATGAATACGTGCCATTAGTGCCGCACTCCGATAAGGGTGAAGTCCTGAAAAGCTTGCGTTGTATCTTGCTGAGAATCGATCAGACGGGCCTGCTTAAATTCACGTTCGGCGACTTTCAATAAAGTATCGTAGCGGCTGGTACTGTCGGTTAAGGGGATACAGAATTCTGCCGCCAGACGGGCAATCAGAATCTGATCGAAAAAGGGTGGAAATTCTGTTTCTGAAGGGCCAAAAATATACGTTAAAACAACCTCCGATGCCGAGGTATGTAGGCGCCATTCTTGTATGCGGTAATCTAAACCGCTCCCCCGACCGGCCCCAGCCGACAGCGCCCGCAAGAAATCTGCGGGCAATTGATAGGCATAGGCATAATCGGCGATTGGCGGGGCATCAAGACGGCCTAACGTCACTTGTGCTGTGGCAAAGCTCCACGGATGTGCCGACAACAAACCATCACGAATGAATGTATACAAATTACCAGCGACTTCCGCCTCAGCCGTTCCTTCGTCGAACGATGTAATGGATCGACAGCCCGTCTTCAGCAATGCCCGTGAGCATAGGGCTATGGAACTTAACGCCATTAGAGGGCTCCTTTTCTAAAAGATCAAAGACTTACACATAAATAAGTTAATCGTATATTATATATTTAAATTCAATGCATTAGATGAGACTAAGGGGCGACAAAAGTCGCCCCCAGCCCATCCATATGATCCCAATCAGTCGGTATCAACCGTGCCGATGGCAGTCATATCGGCCACATCGACCACGCCAAGCGCATTGGCGTTGACCAGGTAAAACCCAGACCCCGGCACACCGTCGGTGTCTACATTGGCGATGATAATATCGCCTACGCGCAACATGTTCGAAGCAACGTTGAAGTAACCCGTTGTGTCCACGTCAAGGGCCAAATCAATGGTTGTGAAGTGCCAAAGGGTAAACCCATTGGCGTAAGCGAGGACGCTTAAGTTTTTAGAGGCATAAGCCATGATTTCAGCTCCTTACACTTCCAGGCAACGCATGGAAACGACACCAAAGGTATCGATCAGCCCAGCGCCCTGACTTAGCGAGTTATTGACGAAGTGCGCGGCGCGATCGCCGTGCCAGGTGATATCGGTTTTCAATTCCGCGCCGACCACATGACCGATCGCCGTTTTATGATACCAATAGGTATGGCGGATGTTCGTCGCATCCTTGGTCAAACCGGAATGCGGCATCCACAACGCGCCCAGCCAACGTTTGGCCTGGGTGCCTTGCCAGGGGAGTTCATCTTTACCGATGTAATCGGCGTTGGCGAACTCCTGAATGTTCAACAGTTCCGACCACTGTTTCCAGCCGACCACGGCATAGCGCTCACCATCATCGGGCACGTCGGCGGCGCCGAGCATTTCGAATGCGGTCAGAACTTTTGCTTTGGTCAAGCCATCGATCCCGGTTCCGGCATAGTTTGTAGACCTATCCATTTCCGTAATGATCAATTCATCGGTTTTACGGCCCAAAGCATAAGCTCCGGCCCGCGCCACCACCTGTTGTTCGTTGATATTAGTCTTCAATTCATCAAGCTGATCGACCCAATCCCCGGCATAATAATCATAAAGGCTCACCTCTACCGGCGTATGGTCGACCGACATCACGGCAACTTTACCGTGACGCGCTTTGGTGCTTGCCGTGCCTTTGCCAACCTTTTGAAAAGTGGACGAGGACCCGACAATACCATCCTTGGTGCGGACAGTATTGCGCAACTTGGAGCCCATCTGCTGGTATTGCAGGTGGACTTCAGCTTGGAAATGCTTGACGAACGACTGTGCGACAGACGTCGGCATGTCTTTCTCCTTATTTCTTGTTATGTGTGGTTTTGCGCCCAAGGCCGGGTTATGGCGAACCGCCCGTTTAGGCACACGAATTTCCCTCGGGCCGCAAACAAAAACAGGGCCTTCATAAAAAGACCCAGCCGTGCGGTTATCCGATTTGGATTAAGGATACGGTGGTGAAAAGACCGCATCAAAATATACGTTTAAAATATGATGAAATGCATGCTTTGTAACTCTACCTCATAAGCCAAAGCCCCAATGGGCGGGAGTCGCGATTTCCACGCGCTCACCGCCCACGGACACGGTCCTTTCAAGAGAGAGAGGGAAAGGACCGTATCATTTCAGCTTTCGGCTTACGGCTTGCCATCTGGATACAAGGTCCGAAAGCCTTCCCGGACACGGGCCACATAGGATGGGTCGTGTTCCCGCCAATACCGGGGGTCCGCCATCATCCGTTTCAAGTCCGCTTCGCTGGCGCTGCCTATACCTTGAGCTCCACGGTTCAAACCCGGTTCACGGTTTTTCATCATTTCATGCATGGCGATGACGCCATCCGATGTGCTCGCCAAAGTTTCAAACACATCGCTGCCAAGATTGGCTTCACCCCAGGCCCGCAATTGAGGCCGCAAAGCTTCCAAACGATCCGAGCCACCGAAATGCTGAACCAGACGGTCCACATGCTTGCTATCGTCCGCATCCTGGGCTATCTGCTGCATCATCGGCATCAGATGCTCCCCCGCCATGTCGTAGACCACTTGAGCTTGAGCATTGGTGAAGCCTTCGTCGAACATGCGTTGATTGACCGTGTCATCAATGTTCAAGGGATGGTCCACGTTGATCTGGTAATCCTGCGCGCTGGTCGGCAAAGAGGCCGCCTGGGGTGCCGCCTTCATGCGTTCCAACTCCTGGTAAGAGCGAGCCAATTGTTCGACGCGAACCTCGCCGGTCTTAGCGTTCCAGAATTTTGCCGGCAACCAAGTGGGGGCGGTGGCCTGAGCCGTGGACGTGATATTTTGTTCAGCCATGTCGTATCTCCTGTTCGTGTTTCAGTAAAATTGTTAGCTGCCACTCTGGCCGCGTTTGAATTGCCCCTGAATATAGGCCACCAACTGACGCTGGCCTTCCACATGACGGAGTGTCTCCGCCGATGCATCCGGCCCCAAGGCGCGATCCAACGTGAGCGCGCGCAGATGCGCCAAAACCTTGGTGCCGTCCGGCCCTGAAAAACAGCGGGCATAGGCTTGGTGCAGATCACGGTCTAAGTCAGGCAAGCCCGTATCGGCTTTGTCATCCGACCCTGAACGAGGATCGCGGTCAAACCAGGACCACCCCGTATGCATATCAGACATTGTTTTGTGTCCTCGTCTTGTGGCTAAAAGATCCAGCCCCCCCTGGCGGTTGGGCCGCATCCAACGGAGAGATCGCATCCTTAATAGAAAGCTCACTCTTTATTTTTGCTGAAGCATCGCTGCCCACATTCACGGGCGGCGTCGGCGCACTTGAAGGCGATAGTGCCTTTATAGATTTCGCCATATCTTGTTCGGACATCACCAATTCATCGGGAACGCCAAAGGCCCGCGCCAACCAACGTGCGGTGCGCGGACCGTTGATAAAGGACAAAGCATTCACGCCTAAACCATTGACGGTGGAGATCCACGCCAGCGTATTCTGGGCGTCTTCCTTCGCCTGACGACGCGCCAATGGAGAACGATAATCAATGTCGATCGTTCGCCCATCAATAGTGACCGACGGAACCTCGCCGCGACGGGACAAAATGGTCATGGCTCGATGAATAAGCGGGGTCAGAAGTTCCGATTGCAACCGACCGTAGGTGGCGCCCAGAAGCCGCGCCGTATCGGCGGAACGTTCTAAAACTTCGGTAGCACTCATGGTCGCACTGTGTACGGGACCAAGCTTATCGACCATCAAGGCGCTGCGAATACGCACGCGGAGACTTTCCAGAACGATGTTGGACGTATCGAACCGGCCCGGGGCTTCCAACGGCGTGAGTCCTTTCGACCCAACCGCTTTGGGAATAATCGCCCCCGGAACCAACTTGACCGTTGCCGGGTTGAGAACGCCATCATCTTCGGCCTGCCATATGCCGGTCACCGCGATGGAAGCATTTTTCAAAATCAGTTCAACCACCTTGTTGGCCGTCTTAATATCTGGCAAGGCTTTCATCACCGGAGAACGCCCATAAATTTCGCCGGGGGCTTTCATCCAGCGAAAATTCAAGAACGGCGAGCTTTCAAAGCGCCCTTGCGCAAGTATCGACGCTTCGTTCGTTAAACCTGATGAGGGTTCCGCCACAGCCATGTAAGCATAGCCTTTGTCATCCGGAATAACGGCCTCGATAATACTAATACGAGGCGTCTCCCCCCCCATGGAAGGTGTGTTTTCACGATCCATCGGAGGAGCGCTGGGGTACCGTTTTTTCACTTCGCGAGGGGTCAATTCCAAACGCCGGAGCGTGCTGTTAAGCCTGCCGCCGTCACTGTCTTCAAAGACCACATCGAACAACGGCACGGCGGTAAACCGAAATGCAGAGGTCTCTCCCAATGGGCTTTCCTCCAACATAAGGCACGCCGTTCCCGCTGTGACCAAATCTAAAAAACATTGGTGCAGTTCAATGGCAAAATTGGAGCGGTCAAAGTTGGATTGAAGAACTTGAGCGATTTTTTCCAACTTAGGGGCGATGATTTCCGCCTCTTGATCGCTAACCTCCGTCCCCGGCATCAGTCCCACCCATTTCGACCACGGTGGCGTCAGATTGGCCAGCAGACTCGCCGCCAACTGATCCACCGCGTCCGGAGCGGTCCCATCGAATAATTTATCAGCCGTTTTGGCCCCAGGCTGGTTCTGAATCGACCGCAGAGGAAGGGCAAAATCATAACATTCGTTCCAATGCGATTCCCACATACGGCGTCGCTCCTTAGCCCGCCGATACATTTGAATCAGCGAGTCCGGCGTAAGCTGAGGCGTAAGATCAGTCATACTCATTCTCCCAATAGGGATTTCTTTTTTGATGCGTTCGTCTTCTTACGCACCAACCCATGCTCGCTCGTGGTCACCGTGCCCGCTCGCCCCCGACGGTGGCGATCCATGGCATCCAAGCGAGCTTGTTTCTGCCCCGCATTCGGATTCGGTAACGGAGCCGGAGCCGGAGCTGGGGCCGAGGCCGGAGGCTGAGACGGCCCTTGAAAAATTCCACCCATGGCTTGCTCTCCTGATTTTTTGTAGAGACATAAAAAAAGCCCAAGGAGCGATCCTTAAGCTGACTATCGATGATAAAAGTTGGCGAGGCCTGCACTGCGGACGCAACTGCCCCGTTCGTTAGGAGGATTTATATCCTAACATATCCCGATTGTCAAGGATTATTTTCTCTTTTTTATCGTCTTTAATCAATTTATAGAGCTGCCATGGGGTAAATATCCCGTGCGCGTACAGGCCCAGAGCCCGTTTCACGGCCTCGACGCACGTAAATGGGCGCCAAGGCAGCACCCGCGCTGTGAGTGGACGAACATAAGTTTCGACCACCGTATGGCCCTGCAAGACCAACCATGCACGGATGGTGTGTTCGTCATATGAGGACCATAAGGCGATTTGCGTCGCATTGGATAGCGGATTATACAAAATCCACCCCATCCCGGAGGGGCACAGAAGGTCGGCTTCGCCTCCGCTTTCAATCAACACAAAGCAATGGCGAAAGCCTGGCCGCAACAGACGCAGCCAATACAGGTCCGTGTGACCGCTAAAAACCACCAGAGCGCGGAGTCCGGGTATGCGAGGGTTACCTGCTCGGTCCTTGACATTATTCATCATGATGAATAATTCCCCGTGTTTTCAATATGGTAGAAAGTCGGTCTAGGGCCTCATCCCACAAGCGAAGGGCTTCTTCTTCTTCAAAGACGCGGCCATCGGGCGGGCACGCGCGCCAACCAAATGTGGCTAAAACCTTCAAGTGTTCATCCCCCAGCAGGCGCCGCCGGTACAACCTCATGACAAAACAATACACATCGTCAGGCTCACACGGTCGCGTTTCCGCCGCATACACGTTCGTTTGACGCGCGCCTTCTCGCCGCGCACGTTCAGATCGCACGTACCAAAACCAAGCCTCTTCGGCATCCACAAAAGGAACCTGACGTTTGACCGGCATGGGCTTTTGAATAAAACGTTGTTTGTCCATAAGAGGCTTCCATTCTTAATGTTCCGCTTATGTTCTTTTATATAAATATATATTCCTTTGTCAAGAAATTTATAGCTATTTTTTCCTAATGACATCTTTTCGTATATATATGATAATCTTCCCATGTTGAAACATGGCGATGTCTGGAAAGCGGTAGATCGGTTGGCGGCGGCGCATGGCTTGTCGGCGTCGGGACTGGCCCGCAAATCGGGGTTGGACCCCACCACCTTCAACAAATCCAAACGCACCACCCGCGAAGGAAAACTGCGCTGGCCGTCAACGGAAAGTGTATCCAAGATACTCGTCGCCACCGGGGCAAACCTTGGGGAATTCGTCTCTTATATTGAAGATGGCCACCAAGCCGCCGCCCGCAATGTGCCTTTAATCGGCCTTGCACAGGCGGGGGTAGAAGGCTATTTCGACGATGCAGGGTACCCCACGGGTGGCGGTTGGGATGAAATTTCGTTCCCTGGGTCCACCGATAGCCACGCCTTCGCCTTGGAAATTTCCGGCGATAGCATGGAACCTGTGTTTCGCGATGGGGATACGGTGATTGTATCGCCGGAAGCCGGCGTTCGGCGGGGCGACCGGGTTGTTGTCAAGACAACCGACGGCGAAGTGATGGCCAAAGTCCTCAAACGAAAATCGGCCCAGCGGATTGAACTCAGCTCGTTCAACCCCGCCCACCAAGACCGCGAAATTCCCCTCGGGAACATTGACTGGATCGCCCGCATCGTCTGGGCGGCGCAGTAA